AATCTACCAACGACCTCATCATTAAATATCCATGACTGATACTCTTTATTGGTAACCCTTGACCTATTTGGGTCGGTTACACCTGAAGTCGCATTGCTCGTCTGTCCCAAATAAGACCACAATGCGGAGTTGATACTGCACGGTGCAGCAAAACATTGGGAGAATTCAGAGTATTGCAACGCAGGTGTATCCAGGGGGGTGGGAAACACCTGTGCCGAGTTGATCGATAGTTGAAACGATGAACTAACCTTCGACTTCTCTGAGTAATACAATCCTAGAAGTCTGTTGTTACCCAATTCAGAGGCAGAGGGGGCATGAGGAGTAGCAACTAGAATAGACCGGACAGTCTCGTTGTCTAGTCTCAACAGAGTGTTAAAATCGTCCGCTCCATTTGGCGCAATCGCCGGTTTATTGACTCTCTGGTATGAATCATCAGTGAAAGTCAACTTTAAACCCTTTTCAAACTCAATTGCCAGTTTCTCCATCGTCGACACAGTATTCACTGGATCGTCCCAATGGGCAAGAGAACAGTGGAGAATTGCTGTATTCTCCTGGATGCGAGATCCTGCTATCCATAGGGGGTTACCAGAAGCAGCGGATTTGTCACCGAGGGCACGATAGCCGTTTCCAATGTCAGGCGTGAAGTTAATAACAATTTGGCCACGTGGAAGAAGTTCAAGTGGAAGATTGAAATACGTCAAACCCGGGAACAGGTCTGCGATATACACTCTGAAAATTGGACTTTGAGCAGTTCCATTGAACTTGTACGAACCACTGATTCTGCGATCTACTTTACTTTCTCCTCCATTGATGCCTTCCGGATCAATTGCGCCCGTCTGGATATCTGGTTCCCATACACCACCGGCGAAGTTTACACCACCACCCCCCACCATTTCACCCACCATCATGGTGTCACATACTCCCGATCGAACTTGTTGCAGTTGTGCTCTCTCTCTTTGACTTCTGAATTTGTTTGTCATAGTGAATCGATGACCTAAACCGCGTGTCTGGGCAATTTGAACACCTCCAATAGAGAAAGTGGCGCTGTCAATACACGAGAATATTCCTGTGGAAATCGGCTGGAACATATCGTTATTAGGCGTTCCATCTGCATTGGTAGTGACTACTTGCAACTGTACAAAGCCGTCCGCCAACATCACACCTGATGTAGGGAGTAAAAACCTTACCGATTGTTGAGAAAACGAGGAGGGTCTGACCTGTCTCGTCTCAATCCACTGAGAGGAATCGGTATCACCACCATCTTCTGGGTTAGATAAATTGAGAGCGCGAGGAATCATTGTGAAAATACAAAATGCTTAAACGGACTGGTTCTTTGTTCTTTACTTATAGAATATAAAAAATTTCATGGTATTCAAATTTTACTATTTATCTGTTTATTTATAGGTTGCCTAATATTCAACCCGAACAACAGTGGGCGTACAAACAATGCGCCTAAAATGCCGGCAGTACGTCACCAAAAGCTTATTCTCCTGGGCGGTGACTAAATTTGCGCCATCCTGAATTCCGTACGTAACAGTTGTACGTAAAGAGTCTGCATTGGCATCAAAGGAATGTCCTCTCATAGCTAATCGGCGTCCCATCACGAAACAATTCGCTGGTTCAGTCTCGTTTTTCACATCTATCTTACTAGAGGTAAGAAGTTTATGCCTTTCGTCGTCACAGAGTGGATTAAAGCCTGTCTCGCCCAGTTGAAATTCTCTGTCGGTATCAACTGCCAACTGCGGGACCCTCATATCGTGAATGATATGCTGGTAGCTGCGCAGGTAATCTGCTACAGGTCGGAAGTAACTTCTGAACGGAGACGGAATCGGAGCGAATGTAAATTGCATAAGTGCTCGAGCCCTGCGCGCGGTCAGAGCGATTAGCTCATCCTGTACAGTATTTGATGCCTGAAGATTGTTCCGTGTAACATTAAAACTCATAATGTCAAAATTCATTCCACCTTCGGCTTTCAAACCTCTTTCCATTTCAGCGTAAAAGCCCTCATCGGGCTCTACACAACTCGCGAAGAATTCCACATTCGATACTTTAAAATCGACAGCAGAATTTGCTTGTGGGATGTAGGCGAAAACAGATACTCCCGCCGCTGCTACAGTAGCGGCAAAACTGCTAACAGTAAAACGAAGAATATCTGGCGCGGAAAACGCGACTCCAGTAATTAAACCACAATCTTGTACAGCACCAGCCCCGTTAACATAAGCTAAATGCATGCCTGGAGTAATACCACAGTACAAAGGCGCAGTTGTTGAACTCGCTGTGGCCTTTACATTCACAGCTAGACCAGCTGTCGGTTGTGCAGGTACTATTGAAGCAGTAGTCTCTAGCATCACGTCGACTTGCGTAGTAGCTCCAGCAGCGAGAGCGGTTCTAAGCGCGAAACAGCGCCCGATCGGACCGTTTAGATTATCCTGTGGGGCGGGTCCCAAGACAGCAGTTGAAAGATCATTGGCGAGGTCCGTTAAAGCAGGGAGACCTGGTGTCCTGTCGCGCTTAGTAACCAAACCGGGTACATTTGGAAAAGTGATAGCTTGCTCGGCACTGCTAAGGTACAAACGAAGCTGAATTCCTTGTGTAGCAATCACAGGAAATGCCCTGTCACCATACAAAACACCTGAATTGTATAGTGGAATACACAGCTCCACGTCTCTGAACGACTGTGGGGTTACTAAGGCGGTGCCTACCGGATTGTCGTAGTACATGGAGTACCCGTTTCGGATAGACTGTCGGACAGTGTCGCCGTCTTTTCCTTCCAACAATTGGCGTTTATTGCGCAAACCTTCACAGTCGTCGTAGTACATGCGGATACCATGCCATGAGGCATTTTGGCGCAATTCTTCCAACAAGGCAGATCCGTCGCCACTATAAATTTGAATGTAATCGAAGAGTGCATGGCCACCGGCAAAGGGATCAAGTTTCGCCAAAAGCGCGCAATTTAGCCTGACGGTACATCTAAGGTAACTATCCTTGCCATTCAGCAGTACGCACTGGTCAGGAGGAATATTGATGTGAATGACTTCTTGAGGAGCGTAGTCGGTATTGCGATCTGGGAAAAAGCGCTTGCTGTAAGTGTTAATTGTCGCCATTTACTTAAATGGTACACGTGTGAAAAGTGCGTGACGTTATTTTCTTTATATATAAGAAAAGAAAAAAAAGTTACCTAAGCATTACGATGTCGTTGATTAACATTTCCGCGGTCGGTCAGAGTCCTGATGATTTTACGATTACGATTCCAGATGGATTCACTGTTCCGAAAAATACACAGGTTTGTTTAGTGTCATATAATGGGACAACTGAGACGAATAACCTTCCAACTGCTGTGACCGTGACTGCAGACACCGATATTATCAATTTTCTGGTAGCCGAGGAAGTGAACGACATGATTGCAATCACACGTTCAAATTACCTTTTGACCGACACGAAGGGTGAGTGGGGTATGCTAGGTCATGAACCGTTCGTAGCGACCCTCAATCCAGGCGTGTACGTTACCTTGCGCGACTTGGCAGACGAACTCGCTCGAGCATTGAATGAGGCGGATACCGATAGCTCATTTACAGGTAGTGGAACTAAATTCGGAAGGGACATCGGTACGGGAACTCCTGTTGTTTCTTACGCAATGCCAGGCGACGGGTGGTATGTCGATATTGGAAAAATTGGAACTGTTCCGAAGTTACAGATACGACAGAGAAGGCGGACTGAGTGGTTGGATGTCGGGTCGTCTAATTATGTTTGTCCACCTGGTATTGCAGGCACGCAGGGAGGTGGTACAGGTGCGGGTCCGACTTACAATACGGTTGGCGCCGGGATTCAAAAGGATTACTACGCTAATTCAATATTGCCAGGTTCTTCGGTAGCACCAAACTGGCCGTCTGGACAGCCTGGTCCGTGGCTTAATCTTGAACCCAATAAGATGTACAATCTAAGAAATTACGACTATCAAGGTCTTTCTCCACCTGCATGGGGAGAAGATCCTGTATATAGAGTACAGAACGGTTTCCCATGGAATGAATGTTTTGCGATGTCTTGGGAAAAACCGATATATCTTTCACCGACGTTCAACAGAAATAATCCTGGAAATTTACCAACTCGCAATGGGGGTCTAAACCGATACGGATTTGAATGGCAATTTGGAACACTTAATACACGAATGGCAGATCCTCAGTATGGTGGTACTGAGGTCGCAAATGGGGGTATTTTCCCGGGTGGTACAAGAGCTGTACGTACAGCTTTTACTCCTTTGGCATCACCAATAACTCCAACCCCTGATTGGGATTTCAAGAGTACTACCTACATGGGGACATATAATGGTGTGACAGTCGGTCTGTGTCCGGATTCCTGGGGTGGGTTTAATGGAAACGTTGCTTCATTCGACTGGGCAAATGATTCGTCAGGTAGGTGTACGTTGCCTGTTTCAGTACAACTAGTTAAACCGGGGGCTGGAGGGGGTGCTTCGTATTGGCAATTTCTGGCTTACGGTTTAGATGGCGAACTAGTCTACCAAGAATCCGACCCTATTAAGTATGACCCAACCGCGAATAGTATCAATATTTCGATTGTTATCGACATGGAATGGAATCTTCCGACTAAAAACGCGCTAGTATTTCGAGCGTTCATTAGTCAGACTACAGGTGGTCCCGTAACATGGAAAGAGTTTTCTATTGGTGGTGCGGGTCAATTCCCTGGTTTTCCCTGGTATAATGACACTATTGCAATCGCCCCCCTTACCCTTAGCAGAGGTGAAGACTGGTTCCCTGTGATGAAAATCCATAATCCTTCTGGATGGGGTTTACCAGGGGGTATTACAGAGCCGCCGTGGGGGTACGGTATTAATGGACTTGGAGTTCAAGTTAATCATATGTTTAAAGATGCACAAAACATAGGGAATCTTACAGGCGCGTTATCAAATAGTATTTGTAACACATCCACTGTAGGCGGTACAAACCTTTTGAGCGGAGGGAGGAGAATTGGTAGTGGGTTTCAAATCTTACCACCGAACTTTACAGCCGCAAACGTGCAACAATTAGGTACTGTCTCACCTCAACAGTATAATTATATGACCAATGCTGGTTGGTTTGATATGATAGAATCGCAGTCGGTTCAGAGCCGATCGTTCTTGCAATCAATCGGAACATATGTCAGTCCCTTGCCGATAAACAGTGACTTAGTTAAGTATGAAACAGGGGAGTCGACCACTGGAGGAATTTCATGCCTTGCAGAGCAGCAAATTGCTGGCTTGGGTCTTACATTTACTCCGAGCGTTTCACAGATTGAACCCTTCTACATTACTACGAACATAGGAAATAGGTCCACTGGACATCTTACGACTGACGTGGTGAGTCATCCCGTTCAGCTACTTGGAATGGGTCTGCCAAACGACAATTATACTGGTAGAAGGTTCAGCGCGAGGATCCCTACTTCGAACTGGGTGGATCTAAATAATGCCGCGCCGATGGTAATTAACCGTATCAATACGAGACTGGTTACCGAGACCAATCGCGCGTATCAGCAACTCGCAGAATTCAACATGGTACTGCGTTTCAGGCAGAAGTCTAAAACAGAAGAACTTGATTTATAATAATTTTATCTGACTATAATAAACTTTATTTGTGACTATAATAACTCATTAACATGCAAACGTTTCAAAAAGTATCTGACACCCTTCCTAAACTGTCAGCAAAGGAAGAACCAAAAGTTGAGGTTGTTACCAGTGAGGATGTATTCTTGCCAAAAAAGGAAGAGGTTGCAGCGGAGCCGCCGAAATTAGAAAGATCTGAGGCAGTTGATTTGGACAAAGTGGGTCCGGGGAAGCGCGGTAAAGATAAACAAAAAAGAAAGAAAAGGACAATGAGTGAGGAATCGCTCGCCAAGCTTGCGATAGCACGACAGAAGGCTCTTAAGGTTCGAAAAGAGAGAGCAGCTGAACGGAAACGGAAGAAGAAGGAGAAAACATCCGAGAAATCTGGCTTAAAATCTTCTCCAACGTCAGCGCCAGCACCGGTGTCACAACCGGCACCTGTTGCCAAGTCTGAAGTCACTGCCGCGCCAACAATGTCAAAATTTAACGACGATGACTACGATGACTATGTACTCTTTAAGAGCTTTCAGCGTCGTAAAAAAGCACGAAAAGCCACAGTAAAACAGACGCAACCAAGATCCACCTCGATATCTTCAAGATCCGGCGCGACTGCTCAAACTCAAAGGCGCGCGCCAATTCGTGCGCCTGCCAAAACGGCACCTTCCTCGGTACGTAATATCGTGACCGGAGCTTCCTCCCAACAGCCGGTGAATCCATGGTCAGGATGTTTTAACTATAAGTAAAGTTTTGGTACTATAATTTTTTCAGTTTCTATTATTAAAAAGAAAATGTCAAGTGCGGGCGATGAGATAGTGCAGAAAGTTGAGAAAGAATCAGATGGAGGAAAAGAAAAGGTATCTCACGGTCCAATGCTTCGGGCAGTAGTTCCCATGGAATCCGAAGGGGATGCGCGACCAATTCATCCATACCTTCCTGATGTAAATACCGGGTCTCTTATGGTCTTGGTCGGACCGGTTAAATCAGGAAAGGGGACCCTGTGGAATAATCTCTTATTGTCGGATGACTTCTACGATGAATTTTTTGACATGGTGGTTATCATGAGTAACACCATCAAACATGATCAAACCAGTAGATTTAGCTACAATAAATGGAAAGACAGTTGTTACACATTTTACAGCGATGACGTTATGAACGCGATAATTGACATTCAGGAGCAAAAGTTAAAAGTACCAGAGTCAGATACCAGCTACTGTATCGTGGTTGACGATATGCACGGCGGATTTTCAAAGAATAGCGGTGGACAAAAGCGTCGGTGTTTCCCTAACTTCTGTACCAGATTCAGGCATTACGCCCGTAGGGGTAGAGATCCGGCGCTGGTGATAGTTAGTACACAGCGAGTAATGGATCTTGATTGTGCCGTGAGAACGTGTGCGACCAATGTATGCCTTTCCTCAGGAATCAAGTCTAACAAGGAACTAGAGAGAATAATGGATATCTGGGCAGATTCATTTGGTGGGAGGAAAAATTTCCTAAGTCTGTGGCAAACAGTACAGAATAACGGGCCGTACAGCTGGCTGCACCTGTATTTAGATCGAACCCCCGTCGAAGCGTACTTGAATTTTGAGACTAAATTGTATTAAATATTATGTTGCCTTAGTAAACGAGAACACATTATGTATATGGGATCACGATCACGAGAGGCCGCTCAGACTACAAATGACGAAATCAATAATTTACTAGGGCAGGTAGATACTAGGTCGTCCAGAGTGCGTCAGAGGCTGGCTGATTCTCGAAGAAATGTATACCAGGATTTACAGGCGAAAAGGGGTGTGTTAGAGGAAAAGGCACGGGATGCTTTGCGAGAGAGCTTCTTTGATACACTAGGGGCCAGCCAGGCACAAAGAGCTGGAATGCAGGAGATTATGAATACTCCTTTAACTGGTCACGAAGTTTACAACATATATACGGGGACGCACAAATACATTGCAAGTAAATTGGGCGCCAAAGCCGAGTCAGATGAAAGTGCCGGGGCGGGAGGGATTGAGAATAACGTCCCTGTAGCTGATGAGGCTCTCCCTGATCCCGTGCGAGGTCCGGTTATGCGAGGTTACGATGGTGGTAGTTCAGAACCGCTTGACCAAGCCGTCGGAGGATATGGTGATAAGGAGGAAGTTGCTGAAATGAGAAACCTTGTAAGTGAAAACAGTAGGTGGGGAGGCATGCCAGAGGGAGAGTCTGTCAGTGATATTTCCGACCTTACGGCTTCTAATCGTAGCACTGGTACATTTGGGAGAACAGCTGATTTCCAAGATCTTGACTATTCTCCTGGTACTTTCAGTGGAGGAACTAGGGTGTCGGGACCCCCTGCACGACCGAGCCAGTCCTTGTCTGAGAGAGCCACATTTACAGAAGAGGCGGCTCCACAGGGAGGTGGTGCTAGAATCGTTCCAACGGATTCTACTGTTGAGGCACCTACAGTTACATCTGCCCCCGCCCCGGCACCAGCGTCTACTGCACCGTCCGAGCAAGATCTTCCAGCATCGAATGACTACGATCAAATCAAACTAGGCGACCCTTCGACAGCATCCGGAGGTGCTAAAGAAGGAGGTACCACCGGAGATGAAGGGATGGCGCGCCAGATGCAATCAGATGAACTAAAAGACGCAATGGCTAAATCTGATGCAAATTTAGATACGGAAGAGGCACCTGAGGATTTTAAAGGTACGATGGCTGATATGGACAGTAAAGGAGACTTTAAGGGGACAATGGCCGATTTGCCGGAGGAAGTTCCAACGGCGGAGAAAGCGGCGACTGTAGGCGGAGATCTTGAAGAAGCTGCAGAAGGTAGTAGTTTTCTTGACGCCATTCCAGGAGCGAATTTGATTGGCGGTATCATTGGCGCGGCAGTTGCCGGGTATGAAGCTTACGAAGGAATCAAGGAATTGGTGTCGGGAGGTGATGAGTCAGCCGCGGCCTCAAGTGCCAAACAAAAATCTGCTTCCTATATAAACCAGGCACAGAACGTTCATAGTGGTCCTTCAGATTTTACTCCCAGTACAGTATACAGTCAAGGCGGTAGATTTGTCGCGCCAGTTTCGAGCGCAGCTTCCCAGTATTATTAAATGGATATTAATAGGGACGATCCCATACTAAAAAAGGTAAGTAAAGTAGAGCAGTCGCGTCATACTCCTATGACGTTCAAACAGAGCGCTATCTTTGAGGGTAAGGGAGATAAAGAAAAATCTCAGGGTAAAAGAAAGAGAAGGAGAAAGAAAAAGAAATGAATCACACTTGTAATTTAGACCGACTTATTACTTGCGGTCTACCGGGCTGTGGGGTAATGAAGTGCGTTCAGTGCATTAAAGATCACTACATTCACTGTAAATACAATCAACCGCGACTTTTTTCTAGCTGTATAAATAAACAGGTATCAAGTTTATCTTCGCAGCTCGAAAGTAAACATGGATCTTCTTCAGAAACGCATCGCGAAGGGTCAGAGGAAAGTATGTGCAACATCCCTAAAAGTGTACAAGAATCAGCTGAATAAGATGTGTAAAGAAATACACGGAAGGGAGTACCAGGGCGCTTCAGATTTCTATGACAGTAACACTATCATTGACCACCTAACGAAGAACAAATCCGCAGCGACGACTCGAGCGCGACTAAGTGCTATTTTAGTTGCATTGGCACCTGAAGATTATCGCAAGAAACCCACATTGATTAAGGCATTGGAGGCTCATACTAGTTATTCAGACAAATTACGCGAGATGCTCCTGCAACGACGCGAGCAGATGGAAACGCAGACAATGTCGCCACGTATCCGAAACAACTGGACCACCATGGAATGTTTACGGGAAGTGCAGCAAATGTGGGAGGAAAAAGCTACAAGGGCGATGAAATCTAAAATGGCGACAGATTATGCTGATAAGTTTCAAACCATCCAAAATTGGGTGATTGCGTCACTGTTCGTTTTGGACAATTACCCACGACGCAATGAATACGCGGACATGAGAATTATCACTTTTCAGGAATTTCACAAGAATACACCTGACTCAGAGAAGCAAAAGTACAACTGGTTAGTTTATTGCGAGTCGGCAGCGTTCAGGGATCGTATGTCCTTCCATTTCTATCAGTACAAAACTAGGAGAAAGTTTGGTGCGCAAATTATACCGATTCGCCCGAAGCTCACGGCCGTACTGCAGAAGTGGCTGACAGTTAACAAATCGGGATGGCTCCTCCTCAATAAGAGTATGAAGAAGCTTAGTCGGAACTACCTTGCGATTCGTCTTCCTCAGGTGTTCCGAAGTTGTGGCAAACAGATAGGGAGCTGTATGATTCGACATATATTTATATCGGAGCAATTTGAACACGACTCGTCCTTTCGTCAGAGAAAGTTTTTATCAGAAGCGATGGGTCATACAGTGACATGTCAGCAACTATCCTATCGCAAAGTAGATATAGCAGAATAATTTTATAAGTATTATGAAAACGACAATATTTTATTGTACAGTATATAAAGACCACACGCTATCCACGATATCATCCACGATGAGTACTTTTGGCAACATCAAGAAAAATCACGTCTACCCTGCAAACAGGAGTAGTTCCGGTAACGATTGGAGTTACACGAACGGAAATCCGCAGATTAGGTTCACGATATCAGGTGTAGAAGATATTTACTTTCTCTCGCGAACACTGCGCCTTAACGGACAGTTGAAGATTGTTAACGCAGCTGGCGATTTCCCGGATAACCATAATCGTCAAGCGGGAGGAGCTGTGCAATGCCTGTTAAATGAATACATCGGGGCGATGGCTTGTATAAGCTCAATCCAGATTTGTAACAGTAATAATCTTTTGATCGAGGATATTCAGCATTACAATCGTATGCTCGCCTCCATGGTACCGAAAACCGCAGAATTCGGCGACTACGTTCTCAGTACCGGCACGCAATATGGAGCAAGTGGAAACGGTGATTGCCAGGGAAATTTGTTGAACAATGAGATGTACTTCTCTTGCCCCATTGTCGCAGGTGCATTCTTAGAAGGGCTTCCGATTCCGTGCGGCGGGCCTAATAAAGGCACCGGGGGGTTGGAAATGGTGATTAATCTTGCACCTCCAAGTTCAGTGCTTTTCGGAACGGGTGCGAGTGCATTTGAATATCAAATCATAAATCCGAGTATTACATTTAGTACCGCATATCCTTCTTCAGGCTCTTTGCCGACTATCGCAATGCAACCTTTTAAAAGCATTAGTTCTTACTACAGCGTATTGAACACTGGCGATCAACAAATTCAGTTGAACTGCGGTCTACGGAACGTCATCAGTTCGCAGTCAAATACTATTCCGACTCGTTGGATTTCAGATTTTGGGCAGGATAGTATGGGGACCCCTCCTTTGTTGAATGGCGTGGACCCTGCCTCTACTACGGTAAAAGCACCGCTTACGAGGGTAACATTCTTACGCAATGGTGTACAATTCCCTCTTCGGTACGCGTTGACTGCTGCTATCGGGACTACTCTATCGGGAACTACACAGGAAAATATTGCACAGATTCAACGTGAGTACTTAGGCGCAAGCAAACCGATTTCCGAACTCGACCGAACTATCGCCGGATTGTCCAGTGAGGCTCAACAGGGTAGTTTTCCGCGATTTGCGAATAACAGTACTACTCCTGACCCGCTGTCTGTGAACGTAGGCGCAAGGGTGCCGTACGTCCCAGCAAATTCAGTGCCAAACACCAGTGAAGGCGCCAAACCCTTCTGTAATGTTGGCGCCGGTTGGGGAGTACGCTATGATCGTCTCGGGACCGGATCTGGAGCTGACTTCAGCAGACAGCCCTATCAAATGCGCATCGAATCGAGGCTCAACGGTGACAGTCCGAATTCGGTGTATACGTTCCTCCTTAGTCAACAGGCCATTGTCTATGGAAGTGGTGGTATTATGATTCAAGCATAATTTTGATCTGTAATTATAAACGTACTGTAGAATGGACCAGTTAGGTGATGTAAAATGGAGTGGAAAATTGGAAGATTATTTCAAAGATTTAGGAGAACGTTCAGCATGTCTGGCGTGGCTTCATAACCGGGCGAGTACATACTACGGGTCTAAGAGCATGTACATAGATTTACCAGTAATCGTATTGTCAACATTATCCGGTAGTTTATCCCTGAGCGCAGCTTCCTTATTCGGAAAAGAAAATGAGAAAGCTAGCCAAATCACTTGTGGTGTGCTTTCACTCGGAGTCGGTATATTAAATACAATCAATTCATATTTTTCTTATAGCAGGAAGTCCGAAACGTGTCGTATGTGTTTTATCGAATATTCTAAACTATACCGCTTTATTTGCATTGAGTTAGGCCTGCCGCGTGAAGAAAGACTGTCCCCTAAAGACTTTCTCAAATTTACTTCTGAGCAATATGAAAGACTTGCAGAGGTAGGAAACTGTATTCCACAAAACTCAATAAATGCTTTTAAGAAAAAGTTTAAAAATACCCAGGTATCCAAACCGGAGTGTACGAACGGTATAGAGCCAATAGATGTGTACGGAAGGGATGAGGCAGATTTGGTTGAAATTTCGATTCAAACAAACTCTACTACAAAACCAGTAATAAAAAATAAAACTAAAACTACACCGACCACGTCGGCAACAGAAAAGGGGGTAAGTAAGTAAACTTTTAGTAGACAATAATTTTTTAATAGAGTTTTTACCAGTCAGTATAACAAGCAATTAGTAGTAGTATAGTAACGGTAATGTTTTTAAATGAATAGTAACGGTACTTATTGTCTGAGACCGTGAGACCGGTAAATCTGTTATTTGAATTTACAGTAAAATGTTTATTGTATATTTTTTTATTTTCTAATAAATTTTCTATTTTACTGGTCTCACTGGTCTCAGTAGTAATTAATAGTAAAAATATTATTAGTATAGAATATCTATCAAATCACCAAATCACCAAAATTTAAAATCACCCACCACCACCATTATAGAAAAAAACCGTTGTGACTATCGGTATTATCTGTGGTTCTAGTGTGACTTTAGGAATGGAGAGTACGTACTAGTAGATCCTTAAGGTGACTTTTGGAATGGAGAGTACGTGTACGAGTACGTACTAGTAGATCCTTAAGGTGACTTTAGGAATGGAGAGTACGTGTACGAGTAGATATAACCCGGACGAACCCGGTGAACTCTACTAAACCGTTACTTTAACGGTTTATACTACTTTCGGTGTCTGCGGATGACATTTAAATGAATAACTTACATTGGAATAGGGCGGGATTTCCAACATATTCAAATATACTGTACAATGGCGACGAGTGACATAACAGATGAGCTCAAGCCTGTCACGCTCGATCAGTACTTTGAAGACATCGACGCTATGAGGAGTGTACCGGACAATGAGACGGACGTATGGGTTAAGACAAAAACAGAGGATGTTTTATTCTTAATTTCTGATGGCATTGAGTGGAAGTTCGCATGCAGTGACGAGATAAATGATTTCAAATTGTACTTTAATTGTTACGTTTAGCACTCAAAATGAACAGAATTATACCCCTCCGATATCCACTGATTCCATGACACCACATTCGAACCGTTAGCAGTATATTCGCAAAAGCTCTTCTGGCATTCGACCAAGGACGGCAATCGATAGCATCTCTCCTCCTTCCCTCGCACACGTTTCTTGATCCTTGCAAAGCCATGCACATTTCCGAGCACTTCCCGGAGAGTCTGGCAGAACTGTACATGTTCCGTATAATTGTTGCGCGTGTTCTTTCTAAAGTTCTCGAACAGTTCCTGGCTATGCAAAACGATAGAATTCTCTTTCCAGCACGGTGCATGAGGAAGGAACAGTCCATTATCTGTCCATTCGTCATACAGTAATGAATGTTTCCGATCGTCGCCATCGAATACAATTGCTTTGTACGGAAGCTTTTCGTTAAGCAGCAAGTTAAAGATGTATCGAACCGCCTTCGGGAAGCTCGCTCGAATCTGATCAATTAACCTTTTCGTAACAGGCCCCTTACGCGGTGAAAACTCAGACAGATCTTTGTTATATAGGTAGTAAGCAACAAAGTGAACGTCCAATGCCAGACACTGATCCACGAAGAAGCTGTCACTCTCCTCAGTAGGCTGCCCCCCGAAAGTAGAAGGGCAATTGAACGCAGTTACACGCCTGCTCCATATTTCAGTGCGTGGGTGTGCTTCGCTGATGTTATTCGCCGTGATTACATTTGCATAGTTAGTTCCCACCCACTGATTCACGTTCTTTTTGTTGTAAAGTAAGTCGTACTCTGAGACGATGTTTTTAAGCTTACTAGCCGCCCCGTGGTCACCGGTAAAGTAGGCTTCATCTGCAAATATCAAACATGCCTTTTGAATAAGCGAATTGAAGTTCTCGAGCATTTTCAAGTCTGTAACCTTCAGGTAGTGCGCTGGACCGATGATTGCACCTAAGAAATGATCCACAAATATACCCTTACCCGTGCCTTGCCTCTTGCTAAACAAATCGATTCTTTTGCATGTCTTGACAGCTCGAGTGGCAGGTTGGATAACGTGCGCTGCCCAGTTGATAACATACTCATAGTGTTCTCCGACGACATGGTCTCGAAGAAGTTCAATAAACGGTTGAATTTTTTCTAAGACGTATGCTTCTGGTGATAATGTAGACCCCTCATTCGCAATGGCTTCCATGACAAACCGCTCCGCTCTCCACGGTTCAATTGCAAACCCTGTGAATAAATTATGCATCTTCAGGTTGGATAACGATGTTTGTGTCGGTACGAATGTCACATCATCAAACCACAGCCTGTGTCTGTGTTGCAGGAATAGGTCGGTCAACAGTACTCGCTTCATTCTCCAAGTTCCATCCTTTTTCAAACGTTCTCGAACAAATATATAACGGTTGCTATGCGCTGTTCGAAAGTTGGACTGTGACATGAGAATCTGTTCACAGTATTTGGTCTTCTTATGGTAAGGCGATTTCCACACCTTTGTCAGAATAAATGGTGGGTCACTACGTTCAATTACAGCAAAGTGTTTGTTCATTTCTGCAATAGCGAACGTTTCTTGAGCTTGGCGATCCGCATGAGGAAAATTTTCAATTAGGTCCCAATCGATAGTGCAGTCTTCTTCCGTTTTATAGTTGTCAAAGGTGGTTTTGCCCCGTGTTGCGGCCATTATCTCTTCAACTTCTTCCTTCTTCTCTAAAATAGAGATGACAAGTTCGTCGTCGAAATCTTTTATGTCAAATTCTATATCAATTCCCAATTTCGATTGTACCTCCTGCTGCAATTCAAAGCACAAGTTAAAATCGATTAAATCACTGCGAACCATAAATCCATCATGAATGAGACATACTTGGGGCTTCCCCATAGCTCTGCTCTGTATTACACGCTCGCTTATGCAGTAGTCGATGGCAACAGTGAGGACTGCGCGCTCCAATAAGTTAAACATTCGAGCAGTAAAACATCCCAACTTATTGTTCATTGTGTCCGATATTTTCAAAGTGTTCACCACGAAGTCTTGCAATCCATGACGTTCGTACAGTGACAATAGTCTCAACGCGTTGTCGTGCATTTCCACTGAAAACTTTCTTAAGACATTGGCAAACCTCGTAGGCATTGAGTCAGTCTTGATAATAAGTTCACGTGCGTTGTTCTCCCTCTTGTCGGCTTTCGATCTAAGATCGAATTCCTTCACCATCCTGCCATTAAATTGCATACCGTACAGTCCTTGACGCGGTGTATTCAAAAACACTCGAGCGCCATTCATAGCTGCGCAGAAAAGCTTCTTGACTGCCTTACGAGATATCGGTACGTCAGACTCACCCGCCATTGTAAACAGCGCATCACGATTTGAGCAATAGAAGTCCAATGTCTCGCATGGAATGTTGTTCAAATGATACAAGTTTTGAATTAAGACCGGTGCTGCGTTGACCATGTCGATATCCTTCCATTTATACACAATGTCGTTTGGTGTCGACCTCGGAATGTCACACGCTAAGACACTTCTTTCGAGACGAGAGAACGACTGCCCGATGCTTGCATTTGCAAGTGGATAGACACGCAGGAAGGACTGGTCCGCGCATGCATACTGCACGTAGTTGTTTTTCACCCTTTCGATATGGCTCTGATAGGCTTGCACCTTATGTAGTTCCATGGTATTCCCCTTCTCTTTGTGATGGTTGGCGAGAAGGTATATGTTTGACAAGCTCACAGGTTCCTCGAATAATTCTGTTGCAAGGTTGTGCGTGAACACTTCATTGGATGCGAAAGGGTCGTGGCCGACCATTGGAAGCATGCGGTCGACGAAATTAAACTGCACGTAGTCTCCATTAATCCGCTGACGCTTCTGCGAAGCAGGCACGTCGTCGAAATCTTCCATGGAGAGAGGTATGTTAAAAGCTTGTGAGCTTCCGACAGACATGCCATCAGTAGAGAGTGATGCCATCTTTCGTTTCTGATTACGGCGGTTAATATTTAATGTACTAAAATTATTACTGACATTGTGGTACAAATTATTATCTCCTACTGCCGCCATAATAATTTAGTATAGGGTGTGAAAATGGGTCCGTGGTGGTGGTGGTGGGTGTTTATTTACTACACAAGAAAAAAATCATCGTCGCAATCGCTTTGATGGTCGCTCATTTTCTCCGTCGGTATTTTCACTATCCACCTCCATACATTCTTCCGTCGAATGTATAGGAACCGGAATATTGAACAAATCATCAGACGAGTATTTGCCAAAATACCCACGACCCTGTATCAAAATTGTGTGCGCGAACGCATCGATTTCATCATCTCTTTTCAGTTTTCTACTGTATCGACCGCTCGTGAGATAGTAGATTTTCATAGAGTTTTCGAGACTCCCCCAGACCGTCCGAAAGGCGAGCATGTACGAAGATCCACGGAATTGATAGTTTTCACTGTCTCTTGTGTTTAGATAGCAGAATATACGATACGCCCTACCTAAATCGAGTACACGAAAGTTATGGTTGTGAGCGAAATAACTTTCCTTTTTGAGAATATATCTCATTTTTGCGTTAGTATTCCCCATCTGTGTCAAGTTGCAGAATTTTTATGCGATTTAAATGCGATTCAAATTTCGTACGCGATTTAAATTTTTCTAACGGTATTGCCTATTTAAATTCATTAAGCGTAACACTACTATTTTAATTACCACCGTTAACACTTTCCCCGCTAAAACACTTTCCCCGCTCAAAAAAGTAATTTACAGCCGCACAAAATCCGCAGAGACACATTTCCCATCAAAACCCGCATAAAGCTCGTTATTTAGTACGACATCTTTCCATATAATTTTACGGAGTGTGCGCGCATAAAAATTTACAGTACAAATAAACTACCAAACAAACAAACAACTACAATCATCATGCAGTCAAGCACCAACAACAAGAGGAAGGCCAGTGCGTCGATCGCCATGCGTGTCGTCGGCAAGAGTGTCGAGAAGCAAGCGGTGAAGCTTCCAGCGTACAGTGAGGTGCGTAGACGTCAATTGGAACGAACACTAGGTCTCATTAGCTCATCCCGTGCTCCATGCTCTCTAAAGGAACACGGCAGTGCCGGGTATTTTGAGCGCAAGTGTAACAACTTGTGGGTGGAACTTAGTCGCGCAAAGGAAATATTGCGCAGTAGCTCTGCCGAGTACGATGACAACCTGCGAGAGCAAAAGAACCACATCCATGCTCTCCACCAAGAGGTTGCAGCCTTAACGAAAGAGCGCGACACGATTCGGTCGGAGTTTAATAAGCAAACGCATGATCTTTCCGAGGCGAACGCGATGTATAAAGCGTTGTGTGTCGCCAAGCTTGATATGCAGCGCTTGCATGATCGTGAACTTTCGAAGTCGCAAAAGGCTACAGAGCGCATGAAGGTATCAAGGAAGAAGATGCATCAGAGAGTGCAAGCGGTCACCGCACTGCTGGATCGTACAAACAACATGGTTACCACATTGCGTGCACGAACTCGTTTGCAGACGCGTATGCTGCTGAAAATTGCATCGGAAGGATACAAAACAACCGCCCGCCCTATGCTGGATTCGATCGGTTTAGTCATGCCGTCTCTGTTACGAGTTATCATTGCACAGGCAACTCTAGGAACCCTTCGATCTATACTTCTGTTTGAAAATCAACGCGCCACGCAAGGCAGAGATCCAATGATACTCTCTCATTTGCAGTCCATCATCCACCCGTACGAGATGTCTGCTAGGTGGGAGTGTCAAGCAAGCTTTGTGCAGTTTATCAGCGAGATGCCCAAAGATTATTACCAGAGACTGAGAGAGACACCTCCAAGCATTGACACGAGATTTACTGGACCGTCGGTCGATGACGATGTCTTTCGAGGTTACATATCTTACCGTGGATACGATATCCACTCCAAGGTCTTACCATTGTTTAATGAATACGACATCCACACATTCGTCACCATGTTCGTTGCCACGCCTATGTTCCGTGTGTTCATGAAAGATGATAAAACCATGGTTCAAGAGATGATTCTCTCCCCGCAGTGGGGGAAGATTGATGCTACAACAACTTCTCTGCGTGATATGATTGCATCAATGAAGAACACGCCCCTCTCGTTTTTTCGCAACTTCAAGTTAGTCGATGGAGACTGGGTGATGAAGGAAAGCGAGTTCCCCATCGACGGCTCGTGCATGTGCAAGGAAGGGTCTAAGTGTGCATGCGTGGTTAACCATAGACATGCAGGCTTGCATTTGGTTGACAAGATGGAGGCGCCTAAGCGCTTTGGCATGCTCTGTGCTCTTGAGTTTGAACAACAGACTGGAAGGATAATGAACGAATATGTTCAAGTGGAGAACGATGTAAAGAATGCGCTCTATTGCACGAAAGTGGTATCAGAAACTGGCTGGATTGTTAATGACAGCAATAACTGGCGTATTCGTGACTACTTTCTAAGCCTCGCGGACCACACGAAAAGCCAAGTATCGCTTGATGAGTCGCTCTTTATGACGTATGTAAAGACTAAACTCTTTGGAAGTGAATGTGAGCCGGTTGGTCTATTGCAGCAGTCGGAATGGTGTGTGATTGATAAGCAAGCATGCCAAAAGATTGGACCGCCCGCGCACTTGAGATACTGGTTTGACGAGATCATGGATGAAGCATTGGAGTTTAACTCTGACACCTACAATCGCATCGCCAAGATACTAGGTGGGAGCATGAAACGAATTGAGAACCATTATAGCAAATATCAAGCAGTACTCCATGAAAATTGTAAGCTACAAAGCATGCTCGTAGTCGTCATGCAGCTTTTAAAAGAGCTTTCAACGAAGACAACGCCGATTGTAGAACAGATCAGAAATGTCTTAAAGTGTGGAACAAAAGTTATTGTGGATTTTAAAGTTGACGGACGACGCGTGAGCATAAAGGAGAAGTACGACCCAAATCTCCCGTGGGCAGATGCTCTTGAGAACACGAAGCTATTACATGAGTACACTAACATCAGCTCAATGTCAAACATGAAAGATAAGAAGAAGACAGTAGTGAAGCTGTCAGCCGGTGTCACTCTCGACCCTCGCTCTCGAACCAGCGATAGGTACGCACCGTTTGAAGAAGTGCACTCGGAGACCATCCAGAGATTGAACGATGTTGACCGTATTGAACGCAGCAATTCAACTTCGCATGGATGGGCGGTTTCAATGGAGACTGACAGCGGTCATGGCCGTATGACTTTGATGTCCCCGCCCGGTGATTCCACTAGTACTACTTCATATCCAATCGGTGGAGGTGGAGGCCCTCCAGGTGATCAATTAAATGCAAGTGCTCTTGAAAATGTCAGAATGTCTCCACCTCCGCTACGACGAAGTTCAATAATTCCTTTGACTCGACAGAACGCAGTAGGCTCTGCAGTAAGCTCTGACGACGACGAAACGCGAGTGCAACCTCCTAATGGCGCTGAACGCATGGGTCCTCTTTTTGCAGATGCGACACCTGAATCTCCATGGTTACCTTTAAGACTTTCTGGATCATCAACTGTACGAAACGTCCCTCAAACACGCTCTATGACGAGACAACAAAACAGATACGGACCTTTAGCAAACTCAAGCACAAGCTCAGACGAATCCGACCAACTAATAGCAAGGCCCATTGCAGCTTCTCCTCCTGGTCCAACTGTCATTCCTCGACACACGATATACGATTACAATAACGATTTAATTGCTTTTCAAGGAACTGACGATCCTATGGAGGGTGTGTCGGTTCGCGAACGCATACATCATCTTCGCCTTTGGTTTGTTGATGTAACTATGGGTCGGAGTTTGAGTGAGGGCAGAGAGATTGGTTTACGCTATCAACGCATCTTGAGAGAACTACAAGCGATTACATCAGTCTTGTCATCATCAGATACCTCATCATCAGATACCTCATCATCTTCATCATCTGATAATGACTCCGATTACACTATGGAAAGCAAGCAAGAAGAAGAAGAGTTGATGCGTGAAACGAAGGAAGAAGACACGTCAGATGACATGATCTCCATGACTTACCCTTCAGAAGACGACGACGACGAGGAGCACGACCCTCCCCAAATTCCACCAATGAATGAGGAATCCGACTACGTTTTCCAGAGGATGGAAGACGGTTCCCTTCCCTCTGCTCAACCAGATCTTGTCCCTCCACCAGGTGTGTAGTCTTTCCTTTCCTGTTGTTATGTTTGTAATGTATATAATTTTACCACTGGCTAACACACACGAAGTCCAGAACGGGAACACGACCTCTGAACATCTCTACCCGCTACTAGTTATCAACGATATGTTAACAAACCACAATCATTTTCTTCAATGTTTAATAAATGGAGCACCATCACCCCATCCCGCGAGACCCCGCGCATCATGATATTAATAATAACGATATGCCTAGCTACACCCGTTCCGTACAGTTTTGGTGTGACGGTACAGGTCTTTACTCTCCCGACTACGTACTAGATAGAATACGTCATGACCGCTACCGCCGTAGACGCAACCGATTTCGTACACAATGGTACCATGTTCCAATAGAAGCCACCCTTGCAGAAGATTACGAGTCGTACATATTTCCAGAGCTTCCAAGCACCCCGATAACGCCACAAATTACCCCTGGTGCATCTTGACTTAAATATTTTCAATTGCATATAGTAAAGAAGAATGGCGAATGTCCAGACACACATTGTAGAATGCAACCGTGCTAATTCCATTATCGACTCTAATGACATAAACCAGGGTCGATGGACTACGGGTTGCAATCTCGTTTTAGAACCTGGTGATAGGGTCAGTGTTGAGGCTTGTGTTATTAATAGTACTGGGGCATCATCTGGTGCAACTACATTGGAATTTACCGGAAAAAATGTCACGGTACAGGGCGAGGAAAAGCCCTATACGGACAATACGGTCGTTTTTGAATTTGGATTTTACATAAATAACAATCAGATGAAGACAGTGCAATTACCAGTACGACAGAACATGCGATATTACGCAGGCGACGGAGACTGCTTCCCCACATACCAGGATAATTATATTGCTGCTAATGGTATAGATGAGAATACTGACAATGTAGGATTTGGATCGAATATTACTCCAGCCGCTTTTAATTCCATTAAAGGTTGTCTTCCCGTCGGACTTCCGGTAAATCCGCCCGGAGATGACGCGCAATACCAGTACGGTGGAATCGGTTGTTATCCCGGGGTAGGAGTGGGTTTTGCAAATTCCAATGACCAGGCGTTTAGTTTTCAAGGATGTCACGATCAGACTGCTGATGCGTGGGCCGCATCTATGGTTGTTGGTACTTCGTACAATTACATAACTATTTCGAGTTGGAGTCGAACGGGTTTCACACCAGGCCCAACAGTATACCCAAACTACCCCGGAATCTCCGATCACACTGCTGTGGGTGTACAAAATTTATGCTGTAACTGTGGAGAAGCATGGAACGCGACAACTAATCCGTATCCGCCTCCAGTTCTGCAGAATCCAATTCCAAACGGCACGTCCGTTCAGTTTCTAAATTTCCCTTTAATGCCCGGTCAAACTCTCTATATTGGGCCCGAAAATGTGGGGATTATAAAGAAGGTTTGGATCGGCACAGACCCCGGACTCGTGGATTTAAACTCGCAGTTTATTCCTAGTTACTTCGATAATAGGGTGGTTATAGAGTTGGTAGAAGATTACGCTGCAACGGGCGCAATTGCACAGTACTCTGGAGTATGGGCCACAGCCATTATTGGCGGTATGCCCGGTTATCCAGGATATAATCACCGCGCGCGCATGGGAATAGGGCTGACAAACCCCAGTCAGATACCTCCTGAATACGTCCAAGGGACGGCTATTGGGTACTGGCATTCAGAAAACAACCTGGCACAACTCAATCAATTATACGCGTACGGATGTAGTCACGACTATAACCGGCATAGGTGTAGAGCTGGTATGTCAATGTGGGAACGTGGACGTCACTATTTCGGTGAAAATGATTATACAGATTGTACCGAAACGCTAGAAGAACAGGTTACAACATACAACAAAACCCCCGCGGAATATATTGAACGTACAAAAGCCGGAGGTGTTCCCATAATTGTCAGTACTACCGGTTCAAATCCAAAATTAATTCAGTATGACAAATGTTGCCCTCAACAAAAGTCTTTCGGCGCTGCTTTACCGATTTTTCCATATCCTATGGGTGACAATAATGGATTTCTACCCGTATATGAAAAACCTTGGTACGACCGCCGGTACTTCCAATACTCTGGAGTTACCGAACCCGATTTCTATCAAGGCCTAAAAAATTCAGCATTAGGTCCACGCTCCTGGTTTAGCACTAATTTACGGGATTATAAAGACAACAGTCCTTATGTACTGGTAAGCCCTGTATATATGGGACCGCAAGTACTCCCAGACGGTTCCGGAGATGCCCCGAAAATGAGAAAAATGACTTGTTTTGTAGCTGTAAAAATTTCAGACAGCTTTACCTCAGCCGAAGACGTTGCGAAAACTTTTACTGATGCATTTCACGCCTGTAATCCATTCATCAAACGTAGTAATATATCGACAAAAAACGATGAGCGAAAACCGAAGTTGAACATAGTGAAACCGGTATACAAGTCAACCCCGTACATAAATCCTAAAAAGGCTTTACGATGTGCCTTAAATGTGTCTGGGCAACTTCCGGATACAGGTGCAAGTATTAATACAGATCTCAGAAATTGGGATGTTCTTACAAATTCGTACTCTAACAGGGCCGCGCTTTATGACGTTGTTGGACCTACGTTCACGGGTGGCTTGCTCAAAACAATTCCTTCAAATTTCATGCCAGGTATTGATTGGGATTCACAGGCAAACGCACCGTATACTTACGAACCAAATGATGAAAAGGACTATTTATACACTGGTGAAAACGGGCGAGTATGGAACAATTTAATATATGGCAACATGGCGGTTAAAGATATAAACAAGTGGATTGCTGGCGATACACTATGCAGGTTAACAGTATGGTCTGGTAACCTTCCGGCACCCGCTCCTGTTCTTAAACAAAACAGGTCGTGGCCACGTCCACTCGTGTTGAATATTCAAATGAAAATTGCAACTGCATCTGTAGCCAATCCCATATATAATCAAGGTACAATGCCTTACTCTTCGCTTGGTGGAAAAACAACTATTAGTCGAGCAGATGTCGTCCCGCCAGATTTTACAAATTACGGAGATCAATGGCTCGGCTACCCAGTACAGGACTCTAACAATAACGGTCCACTTCCCGGTGTAGCTAGTCAAGGTAAGGCAAATTGGGATTTTGATGCACCGTGTAATTACTTTCAACAGGCCGAAAAACTTTACTTTACCGGTAGTGTATTCAAAAAATATGAATTGATATTCACAAATATTGAGTATACAGCTGGAAATCTTGACGATATTCAGTTTGCGATGCGGCTCAATGAAAAGTACACTCAGGACCGCTCTGGATTTGGTAATACGACAGTCAAATCTCAAAATGCTAATCCATCCAATTGGTACTACAATTTCGACATCGGTATGGCTCGCGATGATGTTGGTATGAACCTTCGTCCCGAAGTATCTCGAACTGACACTACCGATCCCTTATTGGGATTTTACGATTATCCTTCGATCGGTTCATTCGACGACGATGCTACGGAAAAGGCGGTTTTAAACGGCGGGTCCAAATATTACGTAGATGGATCGTATTTCACCGAAACAGCGCCTCCACCGCTACTCAATACTTCTCCGTACGCTGTCCAGGTTTCTGGCATTATTTTAGATGCCACTTTCCAGTTTCCAGGTGGCGGCGGCGGCGGTTATTCTGCACCTACGCATCTCCCAGCCGGTCAGACAATTAGTTTCCAAGACAGCGGCATGTCCTCAAACTATTCTTCAACTGAGAATCGCGCTGTGACCCTGGATGCGGGCACCAATGCTCATTTTGAGATAAAAATCAATTCTATTGAATTTGAGTACGGTTCAACATCCTTCTATGATAGACTAGGTATTACGGCCGGTAATACAGAAGCATCTCTGAACTTAGCAGCGAGTGCATTGAATCTGACTACTGCACCGTTACTGTCAGATTATTTGGTTGAAACCGCAGTAACAAACCCAGAAACTGTATGGGGCACCTCATATACAAACCCTCACAGTGGTGGAGGAGGTTGGGTATTTCCGGGCGACGTCGCATCTTTCGTTAGTAATGGTGGAACGATAGGTCAATTTTACCCAATTGACACACAATTCATCAAGTTTTGGTTTCAAAGTGACACGAGTGTTACAAAAAGTGGATGGAATATCGAGATAAAAAGTGTGCTTAATTCTGTTACTGCACCGCCTCCGATTCCAGATGGAGTCGATTACCATTTCCGTTTGCTCGACAAAGCGAATACTTTTAAATCTGGAGTGATTACGGGGGAATGGTGTGATAACGCATCTGTTCCTGCGGCTGCATCAGGTGGAGTTAATCCTTCACGAAAGTTTCCTACATCGGTTATATCTCCAGCATTGTCCTACAAAGGTCAAGGTTTTGAAGTAAAATATCAAAGTGGTAGAGGTTGTGGTATTGTGCAATGCTTTTCGAGATTTTTAAACCTTCCAACCCCGACTCCAGTAAACAAATGGTATCCTCACGAATTCGCCACCGGTCCCAGATGCGAAGTGTTTGCCTCGAACGGCGAGTATCTAATTAACCCGCTTCCGTCTAAGACGAGAAACATAGGAGTTGTACCGTACGTCTACACGGACGAACAAGAAGTTACACATGAATTGTGTGCTTTTCAAGTCTTCCGCGACTATGAACCAGTGAACAATACAAATAGTTGGGAACTATCTATGGTTCAGTTCGGTGACTTCTTCGGCTTCTCACCCAGTTTCTACGACAACCCGGCCATAGTACCAATGAATGACGACCAAAGTTATAATGTGAAATCTAAGGATGTTTTGAATATTGGACTGGAAAAGGATAATATTGAGGATAAATTTGCGTATTCTAGTATGACTAATAATCGAACATCACAAGAGGCACCATGGAACAAAGTAAACTTTAGCTTTGTCGGTGCTGTGAACGCAGGTGTTTCATACAATTCTGGCACTAATCGGTTCGAAATAAGCGGTTTTGACACACCTCATATCTTATCGGCTGTCGATCAACCAGTACCCGATTCAAATACAAGTTCAAACGCCAAAAGTGGGTTTGAGAATTTGGCCGGTGTTGGTAGTAACATCGCTGTGTACGGATCTAAAGTTGTTAGTGCACCGTTTACATCCGACCTTGAGATAAATTCACATGGTATGCGAGGCACGTTTAACACGATTCAAAACAGTTATACAATTAACAATCAATCAGATGTTAAATACAGTTGGGGTAAGTATAACGTCAGACAAAGCCGTTTTACTGACACTACAAATCAGGGTAAAAGTGACTCTCAATGTGGCGTGTATGTAGAGAATGTGTTCTTTTGTCCACCAAACTGGGAACCACCTGTACTTGAATATGGAGATATGAGTAATTATTGGGTACCAGGAACGGCTAATCTTGAGGCCACATATCAACAGAGGCAGAAGATCGTTGAAAATTTGATTCCTGCGAGCGCGGAGAACTGGACGGGTTCTATATTGGACAAAATGGGATTTTCGTATGAACAAATTATTCCACCTTATGGTAGTCAAAATGGAGATTTCTCACCCGTTACAAACGGTTCTACAAACCCTCAGAATATGTACTCAGGGACGAAGCCGTTAATCTTGAACACAGTTACAGATATAGCATCAAATCAAGCGACTAACTTATATTCGGCAAATTTCGACTATAACAAGCCGTTTAGTAATGTTATAGGTGCTACGGCCCCGCCCGCTACTGGTGTTGGTGCTACCACTGCCCCCGGCTTTCCACTGCCAAACGCAGACGCATCAGAATTTAGCGGCTTGCCTCAATTTCAGCAAGGAACAGTAAATAATTTACCGATTAACGTCTCGAACGCGGCTCCGGGTACATTGGTAGCTAAAAACTTACCCAGTCTCTACGCTTCAGCTTATTATTTGGTACAGAGTGATATCGTTCAAACCCAGTTTCAATCTGATTCGAATGGAAATGTCATGAACTCAAATGCCATTTTTTACGCTCTTAAAAACTATGGTGCTGGGGATTTTTACTATTCCTCAGGGTCGCAGTATTGGCAAGTAGTGAACAAAAGACGGGTTGTTACGTCAATAACAACAGAAATTCGAAGCCCTACGACAGGAAAACTTGCTACTATCGGGCCTAATTCTGTAGTATTGTACAAGGTTCAAAGACAATTTAATCTACCTAACCCAGTTCAAATGCTGAAGCAGGCTGAAGACGAAGAAATGGCAGAATTTGAAAGAGAAAAAAGTAGATAAGTATATATAAAGCTAATATTATGATTCAGTATCTATTTTGTGTTTGCCTCGGCATATACGTTGAGCGTTTCTACCGGTACAGGCTAACGCCTAAAAACTTTGACTTTCTAGTACAAACTATTACCGGTTCACTGTACACTGCCGAGATCGACCCTTGGGATGAGTGGACAGAGCATCTTAAAGACCTGGCTGAAATGCAAGAAGAAGAAAAATCCATCGAACTCACCCAATCCAGTAACAAAGGGTCAAATAACACTGAAGTATGCAAACAGGAGCCAAAAGAAAATACCGTCGAAAAAGATGAGAAAAGGTCTTCCTGGTCACTCTGGTAAGATTGTTGTGGTGAATTTTTACTACGGTCATAAATTTAGATATTATAAGGACGAGTTATGGTACCCTGTTGAAGTCTAGCGCTTCCTCCTCAACGACCTGTATTGTCGACCGCAGTAAATCAGTAATAGTTTCAGTAGTAATTTCCATTTCAACTTCGTTTAGTACAGCTTTTACATGCTTGTAAAAAGCCACATAATTTCCCATTTCCAATACTGCATCGTCTGGAACTGAGTTCCAATCGACGTCATCGACAATCTCGATATTATTTTGTGACATTTATATAAAGAGAGAGATAATATGGTTACACTTCGCAGCAGAAAAAGAACTGTCGCTCAGTTACGGAAAGAGGCCTCACGCCTTAACAAAGCAATTGCCCCGAGTTGGCGTAATATGCGGAAACCTGCATTAGAAGAATACATCCGCAAGGCTAAAAGTAGACGGCCAGGACGATTAACTGTTTCGCGAGCAAAGAAAAGTCAGCGGACACGTAAACCAAAACGGAGAGTTTCACAAAGAATTCGCCAAAGACGTCGATAATAATTTTCTATGTATATAGTAAAGTGACAGTACTATGGCCCGAACAAAACAGAAATCTCGCAAAGAAAAGGCTGGAATGATACCCCGTCGATGCGTACATCGAGCTGGAGTTTTTAAGCCGAGAGCTGGCAAAGGCGGTTGGATTTCCAAATTCTCTGCGAAAAAAGACAAGCGTACTATCCAACAGATAAGTAACCTACCGCGCCACAGACTTGGCAAAATGCGGTAGTAAGTTAATTAATTTTACATACACGTAGCAACCAATTCTAACGGAATTTTTTTTTCTCTTTTTGATACATTTATGCAGTACAAACAGTATTACGAATAAAAAAAGGACGGCACTGGGACTCGAACCCGCGCCACAAAAAAATACCGTTGGTACCCATGCCACAGCAAAAATTTAAGGGAGCTACCCCTAAATCCCCATACTAACTACCCGTCGGTAGTGTTCTGTACTAATTTCCTATAGTAAGGCTTACTCGCCAGTACCGTCCACGCCTTAAGTACTAACAGGTTCCAGTAAGACTTCCTGATCCATGGCTACGGAAGGTAAGTGGCCCTCTCTCCACTTGATAAATTACCGTTAAAGCGAGTAACCTAGAACGCCCCTCTTATAGTCCGCCGTGAGCCGTAACCTCACTGTCTGGACCATTAGAGTTTGCAGATAGTCTATCAAGTTTCGATATGAAGAAAACCAAAATTTCAATATATATAGTTGTGCTTTTTACCGATAATACCGATATACACGTTTACCATAACGGTTATATATATTCTAACGGTATAAAAGTGACGGGGTAT